TCTTACCAGTTTATTAAAAACTAATATATCAGTACTGTTTTCAGGTGCGGGCCAAACTTTTAATGCTGGTGTTGTTAACTTATCAAAGAAAAATTGTGATGGCCTAGCTTTTGTTTCTTTGTTTGGTATGTTGATATATTCAGATCTACTAATACGATTCATGCTTATATCTGTTTGTGTTTGGTTTACGGTTCTACGCAAAACTACATCCAAAACATCTATAACATTAGAATTTAAAGAATAACTAGCAGTACCTTCAGTAACAGTTTGTGTTGCTTGTTCAATTGTCCATTGATTCAAACCTCTATTAGCCCATTCTGCCAACATTAGGTTTATAGATCTCCTAGCGGTTTTTAGATCATAACCTGTTCTAAGTTCTAATCCACATCTCTCAAATGCTTCTTCTATAAACTCAGCTACATTAGGTTCAAAGTCTGTACTGCCTGAAAGTGCCATTATTCATCCTCTGCGTATAAATTATCAAAAACCCTGTTTACGTCTAACGTGTAGTCTAAATCAGATTTTGAATAATGTATATGTTGAGACGGTTTAAAATCAGGCGCTCCCTCTCCTGTAACAAACCAAGCTGGATGTGTAACTCTTACCCTGTTGTTTGGTAGTGCAACTATGTTACCTGTCCATTCTCCGGCATCTAGCAATTCCATAACATGACTGCTTTTGTGTTGTGCGGGATCGTCTGCTATTTCATTCTCAGCGTAGTCAACCGTAAACATATATTTGGCTGGGAATATTTGACCGTCTATCTTAGCAAGCCAAGGGCAAGGTGTAGCTCTGTCTATTACATATACTGAATTGTTATGTGAGGAACAATCCCAAGGTTGTGCGTCATGAACTGACATAGGTTTTGCAAAGTCTTCAACTAAAGTGTCTGCAACTAAAGCAGTTATTGGCATTCTGGCCCACATTGCACCCCCGTGTATATTGCCCTCGTTCCAATCTTCGCAGTTGGATTCTTCTCCGGTAAATATTATGTGAAAACTTAAACACCTGGTCGGCATGGTAGTAACACCAACCGCCATAGCATGAAGGAACTCTCCATGGTATTTTTCGTGATTATGAGTGTACTCTCTTCTTACCCAACATTTAAAGTAGGGTATATTACTGTAAAGATAAGCCACTAATTAAGTAATATCTTCTCTTCTTCTATTAGCAAAGCCTGCTGCTACAGACCCACCTTTAGATTTTTTCATGACGGCTCTGCCTTTCGACATTTTCATCATAGTGCCACCTTTAGATTTCTTCATCATGGTTCCACCTTTGGACTTCTTCATCATAGTTCCGCCCTTAGATTTCATCATGATGCTTCCACCCTTAGATTTCTTCATCTTTTTGCCGCCTTTTGAATTGTACTTAGCCATTATTTTTTACCTTTTTTTACAGTTTTTTTCTTAGCAGGAGCTTTTTTCTTAGGCATATTGTAGTAAATACGGTCATCAGAAACAGGCTCATCAGGTCTAACTTTAGCGTCTAACCTTGCTTGTAATTTTGGATCTTCAGATTTTTTCTTTGGCATAATTTTCTCCTAACTAATAGTTGTGACTTTACGCTTATCGTTTCTAACAGCCCCACAACCTCTGGCTATAAAACCGCCGTTTTTCATTTTAGCACGATTTTGTTCTTTCATAGCTTTTTCAATAGCCATACCTCTTTTTGTCTCATATGAAGATAATTTACCATCTTTATTAAGATCTGCTTTGGATTTATTTTTTATCATAGTTCCTCCTGTGCTTGCACGAACTCTTGCTTTAGGTGTATTCGCCACAACGGTCTGACCTTTGGCTCCAGCTCTTTTTTTCTTTTGTGCAGTACTTTTACGTTCTTCTTTTGTAAGACTTTCGGCTTTTGCTCTTGGCAAACATCTATCAGGGTTCTTTTTATTTTTTGAAGTGCCGCATTTTCCTGCGATATTACCTTGGCTATCAATTCGGACCCAATCTTGATTAACCCAATTTTTTAGCTGTCCCATTATCTTAACCTGTCTGACATTACTCTACCCTGTCCTCTTATTGGACCACCAAATCTTTTTCCTTTTCTTTTACCGCCTTTTGATTTTTTTGCATAGTTAGGATCTTTGCAATATTTTGATGCGGCCATATTTGCATATGCAGAAGGATATGTATCAAAAGTACGCTTTGCCCAAGCCTTACCCTCTGGACAAATCTTACCGCCGCTTTTTACTTTGCCACCTTTTTTCATTTTGATTGATTCTAATGTTTCAGCTTGTTTTGCATGTGTTTTGCTTGCTTTTTTTAAGCCTTTAACAACTTTGTTTATTTTAGCTTGTGCCATCTAACAATCCCAATCTCTTCTAGCCCAGTAATTAGCACTACATCTATCGGTAGTGCCACCCATACCTTTACTCCTGGCACAATATGATTTCTTTCTTGCTTTGCTATCTTTGTGCATACCAAGCTTGGCATCACCAAAGGTTATGCGTTTGACTCTAGAGCTTTCACTACTACAACCCTTTACAAAAACTTCTTTACGTTTTTTACCATACCCAGGGCTACCTTTTGGGATAGCCCTTGGTCTGTTAAGAGTTACTGTTTTACCTCTATACTCTGCCATTAATAGTTTTTATTAAGAACTAATATTATTGAGTAAGCATCTCCGCTTGAGTGTCCAACTGTTGTGAAATCAATATCACCAGTAACACCTGATCCAGCGTTATTTGGTATACCGCTAAATCTGTCATCGTAATATTCATCTCCTGTGCTATCAGCGGGTAAGGGTATTGCTAAAACGTTTGTGCTAGCATCAAACTCAATATCAACACCCATACCTCTAGTTGCCCAATAAATTCTAGCGATAGAGACTCCAGTACAAGACTCTCCTGCACCGTTTGTTGTTAGTGCAGAAACATCTACCTTCTTTACAGAAGATTCTCCTGTACCGTCTGATTCATTGGTGAACTTTAAAATAGCAACTCTATCACCATCCTGAATAGTCTGGGAAGTTACTGTATCAGCCATTATGTACTCCTATCTTTCGCAGATTACGTTTATGTAATCAATTGTCATAGTTTTAGCTGCTGCTTCACCATTTTGAATGCCGAATGATACGGTTAATTCTTCATCATCTGGTAAATTAGTATTTACTACACCTACTGGAGTAGCAGAACCTATAAAGTAAGATACTTGTGAGGTGTTTGGATCTATAAAGAAACCAACATTAACAAATGTATCATCAGCTAAAGTAGTAACTGCTGCTGTAGTTGTGTCAGTACCATTCTTTTCTATATGAAAATCTAGGTTTGTATCACCATCGTCTTTCAGAAAGTAAACACCATCAGAAACAGCAAGAGGTGTTGTATCGGTTATTTGTAGACCTATAACAACATCTGATTGCGTTGCATCACTTACCTTAAATCTAGCTTCAAAGAAAGCTCTTTTACTGCTGCTTAGTTTGAATGACTCACCTTTTAATTGTAAAAAGTCTAAATCATTATCACCTGCTGCATTAGTAAGCAAAAGCTGGCCGCCGGCTCCAGAAGTTAAAGCTTCTGTAGCTGAACCTGTACCTGCTTCAGTTGTAGTGATTGTCCAATCGCCAGATGCGTAAGTCATAAAATCATTTGAATATTGATAGAACAACGAACTAGACGGGTTTACTAAGAACATAGGAACATCTTTCTTATGTTTAGTAGACTCGCTGTTACCAGCGTTAAGTATTAAGTTTTGAAAATGTGGATTAGCCATCTTGAACTCCTTATATTTGTATTAATGGAAACCGTAAACGGCCCTCATCAAGCTAATTAATTTTAAACCAATTTTAGTTTACACCTGAAATATGAATGTCGCAAGAAAAAGGGAGCCAAAGCTCCCTTTCTTAATTGTAGTTGAGTTATAAACGCTACAATCAATCGTTCATTAAGCTCCTTGAGAACCGAAAACGGCTCTGAAGTTAGAATATCCAAATGAATATCTTTCTCTAGCTTTGTATCTCATGTTGCCAGTATCGAAATCACCTTCTAATGCAGTTTGCATTGGAGATCTTTCAAAATACTTAAATCCATCAGGACAGTCTGTTTTCAAGAAGAAAGCATCTGTATCTGTTAGATAGTGATTAACAACATAGCCATCAGGCAACATACCAGTATTCCTAACTGCGTTAATGTCGTTGTCAGAAGTTCCAACTCTACCTGGAGATTGGAGAAGTCTGTCAGCAACAAATTGCAATTGAGGTGGAACGATTAATTTCATTCCTCTTAATGCGATATTAAGACCTCTATCATCAGTAAATGTAGAAATACTAATTAACGCATCTTCAAGAGAAGTTTCATTAAGGTCCGCCATAGTAGTTGCTCTATTGGCCAGAGTACCACCTCCGCCTAGCGGGTGATCTGTAGCAACTAATACTTTGCCATCTCCGCCTGTTGTAGAGAACGCATTGTTCAATACAGCAGCAGCTTTGATTTGCTTTGTATTAGCCATAGATCTAGCTAGTGCTTTAGTATATCTAGCACCAAGACGATCATACAGATTATCTTCAACAGCTTCTTCTGTTAGTGCGAATGCCAAAGCAACCGTCTCGTGAGTGTAACGAGAAGTATAACCTTCGTTAGCATTGTCAAATCTGACTCCACTACCTTCTGATTTTACTTCAGCATTACCGAACCCAACGATCAAAGTTTCTTCTTCAAACGCTCTATCAGAACTCTCTGTATCAAAGATTTCTGTATGCTCTGCTTCATACCTAGCATATTCCATGCCGAACAAGGCATTTAAGCCTGGCTCTAGTTCTTTCGCTAATTGCGATCTATTAATTGCCATTATTAAACTCCTGTAGGATCAACATAGAAATGCTCATTAAACTTCACTATAACATTCACATTAGCTGAACCTGTAGTGCTATTATCTGGATCAGAAGAAAAGCCCATAATCCTAAAAGTCGCAGTTGTTGCGGCTGTTGTTCCAGATAGTTCTACTGCTGACATACCAGTTTTGGTAGATCCTGCGGTGTAAGAAATATCTGCATTTAAGCCTACATCAGTCTGCGCTGGAGAACCGGCACTCTGAATTTCAAATACAGCATTAGGGTCATCTACTACGAAAGCTACAATATCAGATGATACAGTTCCATCAGGGAAATAAGATTTGAATACAACATCACCGTTTGAATCGGTAAATTGACATCCTCTAAATACACCTATGGACTCATCACCGGCAGCAGCTACAAGTATAGTACCTGCATTGGTCATTTTTACTAAATCACCTGAAAAAATATTCCCTGAAGCACCAGAGGCAATTTTATATTCTGTTAAACCGTTAGAGGTTACACCAGAACCTAATTTACCTACTAATCTTGCTCCAAATGGGGCATCTTTATTAGCCATAATAAGTTACCTATATTATTTAAAATTAATAAATGATGGTCAACTTCGCTGACCACCTCCAAAAGTTACTTTGCTTGATCTCTCCGGGGTCAAAATTGGAGAGTTTGGATCTGATTCCTTCAAAAGATCATTATCTACAGCAACTTGCTGAGTTTGCGCACGACCTTCAAAGTAGGAGTTTCTTTCTTCGCGCGTTTCATTAGGAATCTTAGCCAGCAGCAAACCGCCAACTGATACAACTCCTGCATGTTTACCGTCATCTAGGGTGGGAAGTTCAAATCCATCTAACTCATCGGCTCTGACAAGATCGAAACCTTCTCTTAGCCTTGATGTTACATTTTTTCTATCTTCACCGCCTGCAATTTCGGCTCTAATCCACCTGTAGGTATAACCTTCAGGGGCAGGAGGAGTATCCAACATTGATGGTGGACTCCATGGTTTGCGAGCAACTTTTTTAGCTCGAGTGTCGGCAGAACGTGGTGTTCTGTTTATATCTTTTTTATCTTCTGTCATAGTTTTACCTTTTAACATATTTAGCGTACTCATCTAAGGGTACGTTTAATCTTTTAGCCATTTGTACTTCTGAGGGAGACAATTTAACTTGTCTTTTATTGGAACTGGTATTACCAGCTACCCTTCCCGCTGAAGCCACTTTTTGTTGAGGCTTAGATTTAACAGAAGATTCATTAAACTTCTGCGGGAATTCTTCACGAATTCTCTTATCTACCTCACTATAGTACTCTTCTGAACCAAGGTCAAACCCTTCATTTTCTAATTGTTTGTTGATTGCCATAGCACCCATAGTCATTACTTCGTCCTGACCAAACCATTCGTTATTTTCAACCCATTCTTTATCTCTTCCAACCAACTCTGGAACAGTAGCTTGTTGGGTTTGATTTTGAAGGGCCTGATTAGGATAGTAATTTTGATAATCAGTTTGCAGCTCTTCTTGTTGTTCAAGAAGACCTTTAGATTCAGATACTTTATTCTCTTCTACAGCTATCTTTGCAAGAACATCTTGAGCTTTAGCAACCCTGTCATAATCTGCAACTTCATGTGCATTTTTCAAAGCGGCTAGTGCTTGAGTCTTTTGTGATTTAAGTCTGCTTTCTGCTTCATTAAGATAAGATTTATCTAAAGATGTAGATCTACTTTTTAGAACTTGGTTTTCTTCTGCAATTCTTTTTGCATACTCATAAGCAGACTCTTGACCTCTTTCGGCCTCTCTTAGCTTGCGAGTAAGGGTACCAATCCTTTTCTTAACTTTTTCTGAATAGTCTTCTAATTCATCTTCAGACTTTTGTTGTGGTTCCTCCGAAACATCTTCAATAGCTTCTTCTGCTTCTTGATCGGTTTCTTCTGGTGTAGCAAGATCAGCTATTTTACCGCTAGGTTTTTCTTCAGGAAGATCTACTTCTACAACCTCCCCTTCTTCTACTAGCTCTTCTTGCTTTGCTTCTTCATTCATTTTTACTCCTTATACTGCAAGAATATCATCGGGATCTAATATGGTAGCGATAACTTCATCGTCATTAATGATTCTGCATTCAGATTCATCTCCGAGTTTGAAACGAGCGCCAGCATATCTACCGATTAATACCCATTGTTTCTCCTGACACCAAGCCTCAGTAAATTTACTGGAGTCTT